TCCTTCTTTGATGTCTCACCAGTCACGCACTCCGCAACCACCCCCTGCTGATTGAGCGCGTCAGCAATGTGCTGGGCGTGTCTTACGCCAGCGCAAAAGACCAGCCACGCCTTGCGGTCACCGGCCAGCGCAATCACCTCTTGCACCACTGCCTGATTCTTGTCATCGGTATCCACCGCCGCTTGCAACTCGGACTCAATGAACTCGCCGCCCCGCTTATGAACACCAGTCACATCCAGCTTGGCCTTGGTGACCTTGGATCGCAGCGTTGACAGATAGCCTTTGTAAATCAACTCCTCGATGCTGATGGGATTAATCAGCGCATCAAACAGCGCTGGCTTGTCAGTGATCAGGCCATGCCCCAACCGATAAGGCGTGGCCGTCAAGCCCACCACCCGCAACTCAGGGTTGATTGCCTTGAGTTGCTCCAGCAACATGCGGTAGCCGCCCTCGTCCTTGTGGTTGACCAAGTGGCACTCGTCAATGATCACCAGATCGATGTGGCCAAGCTCACGCGCCTTGGTGCGCACCGACTGGATGCCAGCAAAGGTGATTGGCTCGCTCAAGTCTTTCTGGCCAATGCTGGCGCTGTAGATGCCCATCGGTGCACCAGGCCAATGCTGGCGCATCTTCTCGGCATTCTGCTCAATCAGCTCCTTGACGTGCGTCAGCATGAGCACCACAGTCTCCGGCCAATTCTGCAAGGCATCCTTGCACAAGGCGGCGACGATGTGGCTCTTGCCCGAGCCGGTCGGCAGCACCAGGCATGGGTTGCCCGGCTCACCAGCCTCGAACCAGGCATAGAGCTGGTCGATGGTTCGCTGTTGGTACTCACGCAGCATCACGGCCCCTTGCTCGGATGGAGTACGCGTCAAATAGTTCTCGGCAAATGTTTTGCATTGCATAAGCCTCGGACTCATTGCCGATGTTTCCACCAATTGTTTGTTTTGTTTCTTGCCAGACATGCGTTGCTTCGTGAACAATCAGGGCCGCAACATGCGTTGACTTCATGTTTTTTGTGTGCTCTAGGTTAATGCAGACAATGCAAACTAGACCTTCAGGGTTGTACCAGGTGTGGGTGCAAGCGTGCCAGTTTGAGTTGCCGCACCAGTGCTCTGGCGGTTCAACCTTGGCTTCTTTGACCAAAATTTTTAACTGTGCTTCTGAGGTAGCCAAAGCTAAGAACGGGCCTACTAGCAGGGTTCTATCCAGCCACAGCTTACTCATGCTTGTCCCCTTGCTCTGATGGTTTTCAGCACTCGTTCAGTCAAATCACGGTCTGCACCCAAAAACGCAATTCCAGCCGCATTTGCACACGCCTCACGTTCGCGCCTCCTAACCTCCTCGACGATGCGGCGAATGCGTACTAGCTGGCGTTCGGTGTAAGCGCCTGGGCCGCGCCAATCCATGTATCCCGCGATCTCTGCGTCAGTCATCCCACAATCCTCCCGCCGAAGTCCCTGCGCATCTCAGCGATGAACACATCACCGCTGGCGCAGGCTTTGGCATTGGCCAGCAGCTCCTTGGAGCCAAACACACCTTCCTGCTCAGGGTCTCCGTTGGCCAGATTCACGCCATTGATCTCATACACAGCGGTGAACTCGTCAGGCCCATCCTTGCGCTGCCAAGGCACCAGATCAGGGTGCAGGACATGACCCTCACAGCCAGTGCGCTGCGAATCCAAAGGAATCTCAGCATCCCACTTGGCGCAGTGCCAAGTCGAGTCAGGCATTGCTGTGGCCAAAGCGCAGGTGCGGCAGTTCACATGCTTGGTGGTCTTGCTCTGGTGGCAGAACTCATGCGCATCACAGAACTTGCACTGATACCAGCTCGCATCCGAGCTGATCGGCTCAGGTATGCGGTCGGTCAAAGCAATGCGCTGGCCGCGAGCAATGGCCTTGCCTGCCACATCCTTGTCGAACTTCACGCGCTCGGTGTGGATGCGATCATCGTCCTTGCAGACAGTCAAATACAGCGCACGATCTATGCCAGTGCCTGCCATGTAGACCTGCATCTGCACAAAGTGCTCAGGCTTGGACTTCTCCACGCCATTCTTCTCCAGGTCATCAAATGCTTTTTTGGATGCCGTCTTGAACTCGGCAATGTGCTTGGCCTTGGGAGCTTCTGGCACACCCTTGTCGATGATGGCATCGATTGAGCCAGACACATGGCTGCCAAAGTCCACCCGATGCTGGGCAGAGACCTTGCGCACATCGATGCCAATGGCACGCAAGTCGCTGATGATGTTGGCCTCCTCCTGGTGGCCGCGGCGAAACAGGCGCAGGATGCGACCAGGAAAGTTCGGCTGCACAGCCCAGCGAAACGACAGCCACAGCCACCGGTCACACACATGGCCCAGCGTGCTGGCCCCAAGGTGTGCGCGTGGCACCTCTGACTGCTCTTCGTGGTGCTTGTCGATCAATGACTGGATGCTATTATCTGGTTCGGGAATCTTCATGTGGTTCTCCTTTTGTTGTTGCCAACTTTTGCCCCCACCCACAAGGTGGGGGCTTTCTTTCTTGCTTACTTTTTGGCCCAAGGCGGTGCGGCCTTGGCAGGCGCTGCCGGAGCTGGCGCAGCGGCCTTGGCAGGAATTACAGCGGCAGCAGGTGCTGCACTGCCGGATAAGGATTTGAAGCCCTTAACCTCGTTGCTGGCACCATACTGCTCGTCCTGCTTCACCTCCAACTTGATGCCGATCTGACCACCAATCAACTGGTCGGTGTCCGTGACCTTGCCCAAGCCAATGGCACGCATGATGTCGCCCAGCTGCTGGCGACCAATCTCCTCGGCCTTGGGGTTGGCATTCTTGATGTTCAAGTTGCCAAATACCACGCGACCTTGGTGGCTCGGGCCAGTGATGTCATAACGCAGTTTGATGTACTGGCCGTTGCCAGCCTTGGTGTCCTTCAGCTCAGACTGCGAGATGGTGGCGGTATACCAGCCAGCAGGCAAAGGCTCAAAGTTGCCATTGCCTTGGGGCAGTTCGTTGACGTTGAATTCTTCGTTTAAAAAAGCCATGATTTACTCCTTGGGGATAATTTTGAAAGATGGGCGGCCAGGCTTGGCCGTGATTGCAGCCGCAAGCGGCTTGGTGATGGACTCGTCTGATGCCTTCCAGATTGCCATGTTGATCTCAGGTTTCCAGCGAAACAACTTGGCCAAATGCTCGGTCAGACCAAACTCGGCAGCCAGCTCCTGCACCTTGTCACCGTCAACTTTGCGGTCGATGCGCCCAGAGATTTTGACCACAAAGCCTTGCGGCTCGGCGGTCTCGGTGCTCTCGAAGTTCTCAGGAATGGCCAGCAATTTGACCATCTGATCTTCGATCTTGCGGCGCTCGGTCGTGGCCTTTTCTTCGTCGCTTTTGTAGCGCAGCCAATCTGCGCTCAGGGTTTGCAAGTCGCTCATGCTTTGCCACCAATCTTGGTAATGATTGCACCCAGATCAGGCGCTTCCCAAGCCTCCAACTTGCCAGAGCGATCCTTGGCAAGCCACAGGCCGTCCGAGTCGCACATCAAAGCACGCTGGGTCACGCCTTCGGCATCACGCTCGACACGCAGCGCCAGCACTTCATCAAAGAAGTAAGGCAGGCCTTGTGTCAGGCTCTTGCCTGGCATGCCTGGGTTGTAGAGCATTTTGCCCATCTCGTCGGTGGACTTCTCCAACTTGGCCGACATGAAGACATGCTTGCCTGGCAGATCGCGGAAGGCGCGAATCAACTCCTGCATGGTGCTGTTCATCTCGCCATAAGCAGCGCGGCCATCCTTGGACTTCTTCATTTCATGCGACAGCACCACCTCGGCCACCTCGCTGATTGAGTCCAGCGCCACCGACTCAAACCCAGCAGCCTCCTTGCTATCGCGGCACCAGCTGAATGCCTCGCGCAAGTCATCCATGCTGGCGATCTCGATGTAGGGCAGATCAGCGTCCTGAATGGACAGCAAGCCACCCTCAGCTGAAAGCACGATCACATTCGGCAAGGTCTTGACCAGGGTGGTCTTACCTGCACCGGCTTGGCCGTACACCAACAACTTCACTCCATTGGCGGTCAGGCCTCCGGTCGACTTCAAATTGATAGCCATTTGGCTCTCCTTTTTTTGCACCTCCGTCTGGGGATCAGTTCGAGGCGTGCTTGCATCATAAACCAAAAATGGGGTATAGTGCAAGCACTTCCGCAAATATTTTTTTTAAGGTGCAAATTATGATGACTGTTGAGCAAATCAAAAAAAGGCTGGAAGATGCCAATCTCAAAAGGGTTGCAGAGAATGCCGGTGTGCATCCAGCCACGGTTTACCGGTTCATGCAGGAAGAATCCAAGCCCTTGTATGACACGGTCAAAGCCCTGAGCGACTATCTCACCAGGCAGGAGGCCACAATCAATGGCTGACCTCTCCAAAGTGCTCGGTGGGCCTTGGGCACCGCCACCAGAAAAGCGGGTTGCACCGCCAGAGGCCCAGCTCATTGACGCAATGCGTGCAGCAGGCCTGGAGCCACCAGACGAAATCCTGATGGACGGCAAGATTCACAGGTTCCGGTCAGGCACCAAAGGCGCACCTGGCCACGGTGACAAGCCAGGCTGGTATCTGGTGTTTGGTGATGGAATCCCAGCCGGTCGGTTTGGATGCTGGCGAGCAGGCATGGAAGTGACATGGCGAGCTGATGTAGGGCGCAAGTTGACTGAATTTGAGGAAATGGCCCACGCCAGACGAATCAACGAGTCAAAAGTCCTGCGCGAAGCAGCTCAAGAACGCCAGCATCAAGTCGCCAGCGAGACAGTCGAAAAAATCTGGCTCAGTGGTGTGGCGGCTCACCCTGATCACCCTTATCTCAAACGCAAAGGCATCCAAACCCACGGTGTACGCACCACAGGCGATGGCCGATTGATGGTGCCACTCTACGATGCAGATGGAACACTCAGCACCCTGCAATACATCGATGAGGATGGTGGAAAGCTCTACCACCCAGGCGGTCAAACAGGTGGCAAGTTCTGGATGGTAGGCTCACTGGATGAGCCTGGCACCCTGTTCGTGGCCGAAGGATTCGCAACGGCAGCCACCATTCATGAGACCACCGACAGGCCGGTCGTGGTGGCCTACAGCGCCAGCAATTTGGTTCCGGTCACTGGCACACTCAGGCAAATGTATGGAGCAACCCAAGACATCGTGATCGTCGCAGACCATGACCAAAGCGGTGTCGGTCAACGCTACGCAGAGCAGGCCAGTGCCAAGTACGGTGCACGCATGGTTATGCCTCCGATACTCGGTGATGCCAACGATTATGCACAGGCTGGTCACGACTTGGCAGGCCTGCTGATCCAACAGACCGGAACAGCGGTGATTGACAAGCTCAAAGTCGTATTCGGTGACCAACTCGGCAGCGACTACGAAGCACCAGACGAGCTGGTCGAAGGCCTCATGACCATCGGCAGTTCGGTGGTGGTCTACGGTGACAGCAACTCAGGCAAAACATTCTGGGCGCTCTCGGTGGCCACAGCCATCGCAACCGGCACCGAGTGCTACGGCAGAAAGACCGATGCAGGCTTGGTGATCTATCTGGCCAGCGAAGCCCCTGCCAGCATCCGATCACGCATGCAGGCCATCAAGAAGTACCACGGCTGCGACCTTGAGAACTTGGCAATGGTGCCAGTCCCGATGAACTTCTACAACGGCGACCAAGATGCCCAAGATGTGATTGAACTGGTCAGAGCCATCGAACAGATCAAAGGCAAACCAGTGCGCCTGATCATCGGTGACACACTGGCCAGAATGAGCGCAGGAGCCAACGAAAACAGCGGTGAGGACATGGGGCCAGTCATGGCCAGATTCGATCAGGTGGCCACCGCAACAGGCGCAGCCCTGATGATCATCCACCACAACGGCAAAGACGCAGCCAAAGGCGCACGTGGATGGTCAGGCATCCGAGCACACATCGACACCGAAATCGAAGTAATCGAAAAAGAAGGCATCCGTATGGTCAACGTGACCAAACAGCGCGAACTGCCAAGCAAAGGCGAGGCGATCTACTTCAAACTGGAAGTGGTTGAGATGGGAATCTCAAAGTTCGGTGGCCCTGCAACAACCTGCGTGGCCATCCCAGACGATGAATCAAATGCCACAAAACCACACAAAAAACCCACAAAACATGACGAGAATGTCAGGACAGTTGAACGTGCTTGGTGGTCATCAGGTGCAGAAGAACGTGATGGTTTACCCTACTTAAGCAGGTCAGCACTGCGCGATTTGCTGGTCAAAGATGGCATGGCCGAACGCACCGCAAAGAACAAAACCGAGGCATCCAGACCAGAAGGAATCATTGCGCAACTGCTTAACGCAGGCACGCTGGAGACCTTCGAGCATGGATGGATTTTCATCAACGAGGTTCAAGTCAGCGCCATGATGATGCAAAAAAGTGAGGCAAAGAATCGCCCCTAAACGCCCCTGACTTCCCCTAGGGGTTTTTAGGGATTAGGGGCAAAAGCCAGTTAAATCGCCCCGCCCCGCCCCTAAAGCGTATACGCTAGGGGCAGGTAGGGGCAACTGGATGCGGGAAATCAGGGAAAACTTATCCACAGAAAAGTGAGCAGGTACTAACATGACTAACAAACGAGAAACTCCAGAATTCGCAAACTGGGAACATGACACCCTAGCCAAGTTCGCCAGAGACTGCTACACCAGGCTGCAAGATGAGCAGGAAGCAAACGAGCAACTCAGGAACGATCTCAAAGATGCCATGAAGCTGGCGCGAATTGAAAACATGAAGGACAATGCAGCATGACCACAAAATCACACAAAGCAAAAGCGCCAACCAAGCGAACCAAGCCTGGCAGTGAAGACCGAGCAGTTATCTCTGACATGGTGCTGGAAGGAATGCGCAGCGGTCTGAGCGCCTTCAAAGCATGTCAAGCAGCTGGTGTTCCTCAAAGCACTTTCTCACGGTGGGTTGACGATGATGCTACGCTTGCGGAAAATTACGCACGCGCGAGAGAAGACCTGATCGAACGCATGGCCACAGAGATCATGGAGATCAGCGATCAGGACGTTGGCGTGGCCGTTGATGGCAAAAAAGACTGGGCGGCAGTGCAAAAGCACAGGCTGCAAGTTGACACCCGCAAATGGCTGTTGTCCAAGCTGGCTCCAAAGAAGTTTGGCGACAAGATCGAGGTTTCTGGTGATCCTGCCAATCCCCTGGTGCAAAGAATTGAGCGCGTGGTGGTGAAATCTTGACAACACTGCAACTCCAAACCCCAGAGTGGGCGCTGCCATTACTGGAGCCAAGCCGATACAAAGGCGCATGGGGTGGCCGAGGATCGGGAAAGTCCCACATGTTTGCCGAGCTGATGATTGAGGCCCACATCATGGATCAGAAGCGCAGAAGCGTCTGCGTCCGTGAAATCCAGAAGTCGCTGAACCAATCGGTCAAGCGCCTGCTGGAGACCAAGATTCAGGACATGAACGCTGGCGCTTACTTCGAGGTGCAAGATGTGGTCATAAAGTCCAAGAAGGCTGATGGCGCGATCATCTTCCAAGGCATGCAGAACCATACAGCCGATTCGATTAAATCGCTGGAAGGATACGACTGCGCCTGGGTGGAGGAAGCCCAAAGCCTGAGCCAGACCAGCCTTGATCTGCTGCGGCCAACCATCCGCAAGCCAGAGTCCGAGCTGTGGTTCACGTGGAACCCACGCCAGCAGAACGATCCAGTCGACTTCCTGCTGCGCGGCCCAACACCGCCAAAAGACGCGACCGTCCTCAAAGTCAACTTCACCGACAATCCTTGGTTTCCATCTGTCCTGCGCGACGAGATGGAGTACGACAAGAGGCGAGACCCCGACAAGTATCAGCATGTCTGGATGGGAAGTTACCTCACCAACAGCAATACCCGAGTTTTCAAGAACTGGCGCGTCGAAGACTTCGAGGCACCACCAGACGCAATTCACCGGCTCGGTGCAGACTGGGGATTCGCGGTCGACCCGACCACCCTGGTGCGCTGCCACATCATTGGCCGCACGCTCTACATTGACCATGAGGCCTACATGGTCGGCTGCGAGATCGTCAACACTCCCGAGCTGTTCATGCAGGTGCCAGAGGCCGAGAAGTGGCCAATCGTGGCCGACTCAGCCAGGCCAGAGACGATCAGCCACATGAAGCGCAATGGCTTCCCCAAGATCATGACTGCGGTCAAAGGCCCGAAGTCGGTCGAGGAAGGCATTGAGTTCCTGAAGAACTACGACATCGTGGTGCATCCTCGGTGCATCCACACAATTGACGAGCTGACGCTGTACAGTTACAAGCAAGACCCACTGACTGGCAAAATCTTGCCGGTGCTGGAAGACAAGAAAAACCACGTGATCGATGCCTTGCGTTACGCTTGCGAAGGCGTGAGACGCTCGGCTGTTTCAAAGCCTGCAATCTTCACTCCATTGCCAAACGTGAAGAAATGGTGAGAAAATCACACAAAATGAGGATTTAACATGGCCCGACTCACAAACGATCAACGCCTTGCGAACCTGCACGACGAAGCCCTCGCGCAATTCGATGATGTGCAAAGCGCACTGCGCGACGAGCGCCTGCAATGCCTCCAAGATCGGCGCTTCTACTCTCTGGCAGGCAGCCAGTGGGAAGGCCCACTCTGGGATCAGTATGAGAACAAGCCCAAGTTTGAGGTCAACAAGATCATGCTGGCCGTGATCAGAGTGGTCAACGAATACCGAAACAACCGCATCACCGTGGACTTTGTGTCCAAAGATGGCGTAGAGAATGACAAGCTGGCCGAGGTCTGCGATGGCCTGTATCGATCCGATGAGCAGGCATCAGTGGCTGATGAGGCCTACGACAACGCCTTCGAGGAAGCAGTCGGTGGTGGCATCGGTGCCTGGCGTTTGCGCACAGTCTACGAAAACGAGGACGACCCAGAGGACGACCGCCAGCGCATCCGCATCGAGCCAATATTCGACGCTGACAGCTCGGTGTTCTTCGACTTGCAGGCCAAGCGCCAAGACAAGGCTGATGCACGATTCTGCTTTGTCGTCACATCGATGACCCAGCAGGCCTACAAAGACACATGGGGTGATGACCCAGCAAGCTGGCCAAAGATCATCCACCAGTACGAGTTTGACTGGTGCACACCCGATGTTGTCTATGTGGCCGAGTACTTCAAGGTCGAGGAAAAGACCGAGACCATCCGCATATTCCAGACCATCACAGGCGAAGAAGAACGCTACACCCAAGAAGACTTTGCCAAAGATGAAATGCTGGAAGAAACTCTGGCAGCCGTTGGCACAGTCGAGGTGCGCCAGCGCAAGATCAAGACCAAGCGCGTGCACAAGTACATCATGTCGGGCGGCAAGGTGCTGGAAGATGCAGGCTACATCGCAGGCAAGTGCATTCCCATCGTGGTCGTCTACGGAAAGCGCTGGTTCGTCGACAACGTCGAGCGATGCATGGGCCATGTTCGCCTGGCCAAGGATGCCCAGCGCCTCAAGAATATGCAGCTCTCGAAGCTGGGCGAGATCAGCGCCTTGTCATCGGTCGAAAAGCCAATCCTCACACCTGAGCAGGTCGCTGGCCACCAGGTCATGTGGGCAGAGGACAACCTCAAAGACTATCCATATCTGCTGATCAACCCGATCACAGACCAGAATGGCAACCAGTCAGTCAGTGGCCCAGTTGCTTATACCCGATCGGCAGCCATTCCACCGGCAATGGCTGCACTTTTGCAGATCACCGAAACCGACATGCAAGACATCTTGGGCAACCCAGCCGGTGCCGACAAGATGGTGAGCAACATTTCAGGCAAGGCCGTGGAGATGATTCAGGCCAGAGTCGATGGCCAGGCATTCATTTACATGAGCAACTTTGCCAAAGGCATGAAGCGATGCGGTGAAATCTGGCTGTCGATGGCACGCGACATCTACACCGAAGACAAGCGCAAAATGAAGACCATTGCGGCCACTGGCGAGGCTGGCATGGTTGAACTAATGAAGCCAACTATCGATCAGGAAACTGGCGCAGTCGTCATGGAAAACGACCTGACCAGTGCCACATTTGATGTGATCGCAGATGTTGGCCCATCGAGCAGCACCAAGCGCCAGGCAACTGTCCGCGCCCTGACCGGCATGCTCCAGATCACCCAAGACCCAGAGACCGCGCAGGTGCTGACCGCAATGGCCATGATGAACATGGAAGGCGAGGGAAT